AAATTATGTCGGAGAGTTATTTTGACTCAGAAATAGTCAGTAAAGAAAAAGAAATTACCGACCAATTTTATGACATTATTTCCTACTGTCAACTTCAATTGTATTGGCTGAGGAAGGAGAAGTGGGGAGGAGAGGAAAAGCATAATACTGGCGACCTTTGGAGTAATACAACTTCAGGGGATTTAAAATTACACACGAGGAAAGATGGTATAAGCGTTGTGTATGTCCCCGCTCAATCGGTTGTCCCAAGCAATATTATTGGTCGTGGCGCAAAAATTCTCGACGAGATTGTTAAAACTATGCCCGATAAAGGATTGACGATAACGCTTACTATGCGGATTCCAAATGATATAGACGAAAAGAAGCTGCGTAAATTAATCGCAGGTAAACTTCAAGAAAACTTGGGGAGATAGAAATATGTTTTCTGTTTCCGCCAGTAAAATTACAACGTATCACTCCTGCCCCCGAAAATTCTATTTACAATATATTTTAAAACTAAAAGAGCCTACAGAATCCCCGTGGCTTGAATTAGGAAGTAGGGTTCACTCTAAATTGGCAGACGGAATATTTGAGTCAGATGCCCCAACCGAGAAGATATTACTTCAAAACGGAAAGAAATTCTTGGACTCTATGCCGAAAAACCCGATACGTGAGACCTCATATTCTGATCCAGGAAATCCCGGACGCTTTTATGGAGAGGTCTGCGGGCAAAAGGCGGTAGGGATTTTCGATATCCATTGGGAGCCGGAAATATCAGAGGGCGGTGATTTCAAGACGGGTCAATTTTGGAAGTCTTATACCTCTCATTTTGATATGCAGGCGTGGATTCTTAATGAGTTGTTCAAGCAAAAATACGATCAACCTTTGAAGAGATTTTGTTTCGCATTCCTAAAAGATGGATCGGTATATGAACCAGAGTGTATAAAAGACGAAAAATCGAATAAAAAAGTTGAAAAGTCTATTAAAAAGATTCTTTTTAATATAGAAGAGGGGAATTATCCCAAAAAATGCGGCAATCTTTGTGATAAATGTGGTCTGAACATGTTTTGTAGCATGGATCTCTGAGGTTTTCCCCCATGATTAAAGACCCTTTAATAGCTAAAGACGACCAAAACGTTTATTGCCCGACCTGGACACAACTTTTAGGGAAGAAAACTACTTGTCTACAACACAATTGTACCAATTTTATACCAGATCAAGAGGTAGAAGGAGAAACTTTAGAGGGATTTTGTCGAAAAGAGGGTATACTCGATGCATTAAATAGCATCATTGTCTCTTTGGGAGTTCTCTCGGGCCAGATAGATTTGACTTATCCAGAAGATCCCAATGCAGAACCCCCAAAAGAGCCAGAAAGGGATCTATATAACTAAATTAAGTGACTTTATTATCCAATTTTCAGTATTAATGGTCGGGTTAATCTCGATCGCGATTGGCCGTATCTTGGGCGCTTTACACTACAATATTGATCAAATTTTGTCTAATTTCTTAATTTTTGGTGGATTATTAGTAATAATTTGCCTATTTGTAACAATTATTCTTACTTGGAGGCGAAAATCTGCGCAAAACCTGTAAAATATGTGGTTGTAGAGTCCAATCTAGGGAGGCGATTTTATGCTCAGCGTGTTCTGACGGGGTAATCGCCGCTAAAATAGTCGGAAAACGAACTAAAAAGAGGGATTATTGGGAGGAGATGATCGAAAACTTTATATAGTATTCGATATATTAACACATAATATATTTTTAGTTAGGTGTTAATATGGATAAAATTAGAACAAGTGTTACTTTACTTCCCGCCACCTTAGAATGGATATCGGGAAAGGTCCAGCGGTGTACTTTTAGTTCTACAAGTCATGCTATCGATCACCTAGTCGCTGAGGCGAAAAGAAAGGAGGATTTAAATGGCGAAGAGAATCCCTGAAGAGGGGAGGAATCTAATTTGTAAATTATATCTCCAAGGAGAGTCTTTGAAGTTCATAAAAGGAAAATTTAATACGTGCGACGGGACCATTTACAATATATTAAAAGAAAACAACATTACCCAAAATCGCAGGGTAAAGGATCGTAGCTCTTGTTATAAAAAAGAATACAAGAAAAAGTATCGTGATGAGCATATTGAAGAGAGTAAAGAGTGGCACAAAAAGTATCGTGAGGATAACAAGGAAGTTATCAGGGAAAAGCAAAGAGAATATGACTCGAAACATAAAGAACAAAAGAAGGAATATAACAAAACAAATAAGGATAAGCGCAGTAAGATTCAAAAAGAACATATGCAGGATTTAAAACATATAGCGCTAAATATGCTTGGTGGATGTAAGTGTTTTTTATGTGGAGATACCACCATAGAACATCTCACTATAGACCACATAGATAATACTGGACACATAGACAGAAAGATGGGGTTAAAGGCGAAAAGGTTATATTTAACTATTGCTCAAGGAAGATACCCTGAAAATAAAATTTCAAATTTAAGAGTTTTGTGTTGGAATCATAATTGTGGACGAAGGAGGGAATATTTAGATCTTCCATCGAAAGATCAAACCGTTGGACAAAGATATCGGACCAAGATTTGGAAAGAGGCTTTTGATTTCTTCGGTCCGTGCCGCTGTGGAATTTCTGACTTAAAGTTTTTGTCGATATCCCATATTAATAATGACGGTGCGGAACGGAGACGCAAAGGTGAGCCTTTGGGACCAAATCTATTATCTAAATTTCGTCAAGTGGGGTGGCCAGAATCTTTAAAGGAAGAATTTTGCTTAGAGTGCTTTAACCATAATTGTAAGAAGTTTTAAGAGATTCTATCATATTTTTCAGAGAGAAACCTATAAATAGTATTAAATATATTATAATAAAACATGCCGCATAAATCCCGAAAGCGCCGCAAAGAATATAAAAAAAACTGGGTCAAAAAGAACAAAAATAAACAAAAATCATACAACCAAAAATATCGTCAAAAAATTAAAGATTTTTACAAAGAAATTAAAGAAAACTCCTTTTGTGTTCTTTGTGACGAGGCAGATGTTATTGATTTTCACCACATTAAAGATAAAGAATTTTCAATTTATAGTGGGGTGAAAGCTGGGGTTTCGGTCTCTAAACTAAAAGAGGAACTTAAGAAAACTATAAGTTGTTGCCCGAGTTGCCATCGTAAAATTCATCTAGGATTGTTGAATCGAAATGCGCGAGCAAAATATGAAAAGATTTTAATAGAATTTGGGGTGGATTATAGATATCTACCGAAAGAAGATTTAGAAAACAACAAAGAAAACGGATTCTCGAATATTCACAACGATCCTCCCAAATTCTCACAAAAGAAGTCTCAAAAGAAAATTCTTCCACATATTAACGAGGATGGTACCATTCGATAACTATTTATAGTATGAAATCTATTTTACTCGTATGTTTAAAATGCTAGATACGATTAACTGTGAGAGTTGTTGCTATGAACTTCGCTTGATTATTGACGATGAGAATTTTCTAACAATGCCTTCTGACGCTTTGGACGAACTTAATAATGTTGGTGCAGAATTTGACTTTGCAGAGAGTTTTCATGCTGATGATCCAGAAGAGGACAGCTATCTTATTATGGGGACTCTCCGCACCACCGATATTTTCGAAACCCTAATGGAACTTGAAGATTGTGATTGGGTCCTTCCAACCGTGGGCTGCGCGTGCTGCGGAAAGTCGTTAGATAAGACTGAGTAGAAAACATTTTTTTTTAATGGAGTCCGAAATGATTTCCCCAATTAATATTTTAAGTGTAACTCAGAAAGATGGTTATGAAATTAGGAATGAAGAATACTCTAATGCGGATTTTGGAGGCGAAGGAACAATAACTATGGAGATGGCCTATACTCCTTCTGGAGATTTTATTGGAGATCCTCGGATGGCCAAAGCGTTAGTTGAAAAATGGGGAATTGCTCCAGAAAAATCCGACCCATCTCATTCCATCTGCTCGATTGGTTGGGCAGAAGAATCTCAGAAATATTTCGGATGGTCTCACCGCGCGATTTATGGTTTTAAAATTGGAGATGTAGTTAAAGAGGGAGACTCAACCGCTGCGCCCGAAGGGGTCTCCCCGAGCGATAGTCCCGATGCTAAATATGGATTACCCATTGGATTTGTTGCCAAAACCAAAGAAGATTGTAGAAGGATGGCAATAGCTTTTGCTCAATCAGTGTCTTAAAACATACATCAATGTTTTTATCTATACATCATTTAAAATTCGAATGCGCGGGGATTTCTTGGAATTAGGATATAGATATGTAACTTAGGCAAGATTTGATTTAATTCGCGAGATGAATAGAAAAGGCTAAATAGTATTAGATAAATAGTCATAATTGTTAAAAACGATTGATCTCCGTAAGGGATCAAAAAAAGGTGATTGGAAATGAAATACACGAACGCGCTCAAGGATATTCTTGAAGACTCGATGCATAAGCATCTAAAAATTGTAACGAAGGTTGGAACAATACACGACGGATTTCTCCAAAGTTATGGGGAATTCCAGATTATAATTTCAAACAACACAACCAGCCTAATAAATGTTAAAGACATTGCCGTAATTGAGATGCTCAATTGCAGTCTGTCTAGTTACGAAAGACATTGGGATAGAGAAACGTGGCCGGATGGAATTCCCGGAACGCCTTAGATAACCTTAATTAGTATTAGACCTATAAACAATGTGCTTGACGGGTATGAATTTTAAGTAATCTTTTCATGCGGATCACCGTCAAGTATTTCTCCTTTTCTAATATATTGTTTTAATGGAAAGATTTAAATATCATTAAAATAATATACTTCTGATCCATATGAAAAGTAATCCCGTTTTAGATCCTGATATGACTTATAGAAATAAGGAATGGCTATATGAACAATATTGGGTTTTAAATAAACCGATTTCTAGTATAGCGGAAGAATGTGGAGTTTCTGAATCTTGTATTTATAAATATATTTTAAAAGTTTCTAAAACAATAAATATTCCACTTAAAAAGTCTATCGGCTTGGATACATTTAAAAATGAGGAATGGTTGCGAAATGAGTATTCTATAAAGTCCACGATTGTAATTGCAAAAGAATGTGGTGTAAGTACAAGTACTATTTCGAGATGTATGAAAGAATTTAATATTAAAAGTAGAACGATTAGTGAGGCCAAGAAAGGAAAACCTATGCCGGAAGACACAAAAATCAAAATAAGTATAGCGAATAGAGGAAAACAGAACAGTCTTGGATATAAACACACAAAAGAGTCTAAGCTAAAAATAGGGGCAGCGGCGAAAGGGAATAAGTGGAATGTAGGCAAGAAAAGTTCCAAAGAAACGAGAGAAAAACAAAGCAGATCCCTCCTAGCGCGGCTGGGAGGTGTTTCTTTTCTGCCATATTGTTCTAAGTTTAACAGAGCGAGAAGGGAAGAAATCAGAATAAAATTTGGTAGGGTATGTTTTATCTGTGGGTAAACTGAGGATGAAAATGGACAAAGATTAGATGTCCACCATTGCGACTATAACAAAGGTCAAGGATGCGGAACAAAATGGAATTTAGTTGCCTTATGTTCATCTTGCCACGGGCATACGGGTGGTAATCGATGGTATTGGTTTAATTTGTTGTCTAATTACTGGTTATGTAATCAATCTATTCATTTGAATGAGAATATATTTTATTACCCATTCTCACATAATTTTATTTAATTCGTTTTTTTAAAATATAACTTATCTATCGCTTGGACAACCTTAATATTGATGTTGTTCAAAGCTGCCCTCGATAAATCTAGTATTTTAGTAGAAAATTCTACCGAAGGGCCATTAAATATTAAAATTTTAGCAATTACCCCCGGAACGATGCTTCCTCTCAGGGATGAAGCGGGTAACGTAGCCGCGCAGTTCGAGGCGACTGAGGATTTAATTAAGGGTGCGATTTCTAGAAGCAGGGGTGGATTGTTGAATATCGATCACGCCGATCCGATAAATAGTCGTGTTGGAATTTTTTCAAAAGTTATCTATGATGGGGGATTTTTAGCCTTTGCCCAGATACTTTGCCCGAAATGGGCGAAAATCGTGGCCTCTGGTGAAGATTCCTATTCTGGTTTGTCAGTAGAGGGTTCGATTACTGGTCCCGATATGGAGCATCCCGAATCTATTGACATTTACTCTATTTCTCTTTTGTCGAATGAGAGAAGTCCCCAAGGTGGAGCATGCGATAGAGATCACTGTAAAGTAGAAATTCTTCAAGACGATGAGGACTTAGAATCTAATTCCATTAAAGCCGCTTGGTCTCCCAACTATGACGCTTTTTGGTCTTATATCGAGACTGATGGAAAAATTAACCAGTCTAAAGCTAAAAAGATTTTCTTAAAAAAGACTGGCGACGGATCTAATCGAGGAGATTGGCATTATCCATTTGCCCACATGACGAGTGAAGGTGGCCCCGAACCAGATGTAGAAGGTTTGATGGCGGCATACAAAAGAGCCGCGCAGCAAGGTGAGACTGGACTGTTCTCTAAAATTAGATCTAAAATGAGAAGTATTGATATGGAAATTCCAGAAGGATTAAAAGCTTCGAAAGAAAAACTTGAGGCATCTTTCGATAAAGATACTCAAACTTTCTCAGCGAAAATCGTCGATGAAGATAACGAGGTTTTATCTGAGAAAAAAATTATAATTATTGAAAATGATTCTATTAAAGGTGATTTAGAAATGCCTAAGAAAGAGCTGAAGGCTGAAATTGTTGCCGAAGAAAAGGTAGATGCTAAGATTGAGGCGGGTTCCGCCGAGATTAAGGCCGATATTCCCGAGGTAAAAGTTGAGGCCGAAGCCAAGATTAAAGCCGCGCCCCCGGATGTCCCAATATTGGAAGTTCCCGGAGTAAAGGCTGAAGTTCCCATAGCGGCTCCTATTATTGAGCCCACGCTTGATTGGGGGCTTGTAAAGAATACGCTTGGAATCTCAAGTGTGGATGAATTTAATCGGGTCAAGGAGTCTGCTGGCAGAGTCTCGTCTCTCGAAGAGAAGATTGATACGATTCTTAAGGAGAACGCAGATCTTCGTTCTTATAAGGACGATCAGACGAGAAAAATGCTGCTTGATGTGTATCCCCCTGCGATTACCAAAGATATTGCTGCGGCATTTTCGGAATATACAAACGATCCGATCGCATTTACCCAAAAATATTCTTCTGATGCTGTGAAATTTGCAGCTTCAAAAAATGTCAAACTCCAGGGTTCCGCCGCGGAGTCCGAGGTCACAGAGGAAGCGAGAAAAATGCAGGCCCGAAAAGAAAAGCGCGACGGATTTCTCAAAGCAACCGGGGGACCGGTTATAAGATGATTAAATTTCAAGGTGATTTATAAATGGCTACCCTGTACGACTGTATGGCACTCAAAACCGTTACCAATCAGGCTCAAACTGCTGTCAATGGACCAATTATTTTAGACTGTTGGTTTGAGGAGTCTGATATAACGGTTTCTTCCGCTAAAACTCACTCCATTGGCGGCGTAATGCTTGATAGACCTCTCTATACTTGGGCGTCTCAAGTGACTTATGCGGATAATCCGCAGGCTCCAGACTTTGTTTCTCCTGCTGCTCAGAACGCAGAGTATACTTATGCAAAGTTATATGGAAAGCCCATTCTTGTGCTTTCCAGTTCTATAACTTCTGGAACGTCCCCCATTGTCGGAGTTCTTGGAAACGATCTACTTGGACCTGTGTGTATTCCTCCGACTTCCGCAGCCGCCGATTCTGTAGCAGAAAGAGTTGCTGGCAGATATCTCAGACACGGACAGTGCACCCTCTTTGGAATGGCCTACTATCCTGTTCCGGTTGATGCTACGACCAATATTGACGTTGGTACTCATCTTGTCTATGACAAGAGTTCTGCCCTATTCAAGTATCAGGCCGCAGGAACTTCCCCCGTAATCGCTATGCATTCTGCTGAAGATGCAAGTGGTCAGTATGTCGGCGCACTGTTCTACGGTTGCCCCGAGGCTGAAACTTAAAATTATATTTGAGGTGAATTAACAATGGCAAGTAAACCAAATACCGATATTTATCAGAATCGTGAAACTATCAGCGATTTGATCCGCGAATTCATGGTTCCTAATATGCCTATGCTTTTCTAATATCCTTTTAAGGAGATAAGCACTCAGGCAATTATCGCAAAAAGAAAGAATTATACTGCGGATACAGATCCCAAGAAGATTGAACCCTCCCTTGGTGGAACTCGCGAGACTGCGTGGAATAATGTTTCGATTAGTCTCGGTGAGCAGGTCCCCATCAATACCGATATCAGAAAGGCTGGTACTGCTTTTAAGAATGCAGATCTTAACAATCCCACTTTCGAGTCTGACGTGAGAGATGTTTATTCTCAAATGGCTTGGGTAATTAGCGATCAGATAAATTCTGATATCTTCGCTCAACTTATTGCTGGTAATGGTGCAGATACCACCAACATAACCGCAAAAGCTGGTGGAGAATGGTCCGGCGCAGCCGATCCCCTCGGGGATATTAGAGCAATCGCTCAAGATATTCGTGCAAATCGCGGATTTAAACTTGATACAGTGGTTGTAAATGCGACCAACTACTACGAGCTATTCGACCACCTGGAAACGTCAGATACCGATATGGACTACGTTAGGGAGAAAGTAGCTTCTCAGCGACAGTTTTACGAGATGATAACCTATATCAAGAATATAGGATGTACCGTTATTGGTGTAAACGAAGGCGTTACCGAGTCTAACATCCTTGGAATAGGCACCTTCATGAACATGCCATGTTATGAGACCTTCTCTTATCACGATCCAGATTACAATGTCCAGCCCATTGCGGACAGCGCTAATCAAGGTCTCGGAGCCGCCAATATTCCCCTAAACGTGAATACCTTCGATTCCGTTGATGGATTCGAACACAATGTGTACTCTTGGGTCGACTCTGTAACTCACGTAGCTAGACCAAAGGGTATCCTTTACAAGACTGGTGTGATTTAAACCACACCTAGTCTTCCTATGACTTTTTTGGAGGACACTATTTTTATGTACGAAAAGAAAAAGAAAGATGAACCAGTTGTCGATTCTATCCCCGAGACCAAAACACCCCTCAAGCAAGACATCCAAGTATCCAAGGCCGACACTTCAACAGGAAACTACATCCTGCGTCTTGATGGACTCGTTACTCAGATTCAAAAGGAACTCGAAAAGATTCCTGCGGGTGACATCCCCGTAAAGGTGCTTCACGAGGCCGCAGACCTTCATACTTTTGGAAGACAGACTTACTTGTTTTTCATGGAAAAGTCCAAGAATCTCGGCGAGAAGGTGCTTCTTATTGATGCTGTAGGCTTGGAAGAACTGAGTCGGAAAGTAAAAGATATTTACGGCAAATATCTGCTTATAGATGTGGTTTCTCAGCCTGTTAATAAGAGACCGCAGAGTAAGAAGATTTATTTAGCAATATTTGTTGGATAAAACAAACCCGAATAGATTAGAAACATTGACTTTCATAGATAAAAATCGGAATTCGCTTCCAAAAAGAGGCTGTCCTTTCATGAAAGTTTAAATTCTTCTGATCTATTTTAATAATAAAATGGAGTAACAATAGAATGTATGATAATCGCTATCACCGGACCGACTTAAATCCCATACTGGAAGATGATGACGTACTCGACCGCTGGGCGAGGATTCCCATTCCATGAAGACCATTCTCTTCCTTTTGCTGATGCTGATTATGGGCGGATTGGCGGAAGACAGCGCCACTGTAACCATATCGGCATGGATTGAGGCAATAAATACCACAAAAAATATTTCATCGAATATCACATATAATAATACTACGGTGAATATATGCCAGATTCAAAGCTATTAGGCAACGACGAGAAAACATACCTAGGTAGATATACCTGGGATGCCATCTACGCACAGAAACATGTTGCGGTGGCGTCAGGGACACTGGAATCAATCCGACTGAAGTGCCCGGATATCATCCCACAAAATCGGGTGGGTATCTACACCGACAACGCGGGAGAGTTGGGGGTACTATTGGCATCATCGGGGCTGGTTGCCACTATCACCGGTTGGAATACTATCGACATTTCAAATATAAATATAATATCCGGCACAATCTACTGGCTCGCGGTGGACAGCGCGTATGTCGCATCAGGCGGATCTGTATTCGGGAACGATCCGGGCGGGATCTCGCGCGCCAAGGCATGGCCTCACGCTAATTCTTTTCCGAATCCAGCGGGGACGGACTGGCTCGTTAGGACTCGGGAATTTGCAATCGCTGGATGGGGCACCGTTGGCGGTGCATCCGTGGGCCTGATTGGTGACGGTCTCGTGGGGAATAGCGTTTTAATCGGCGGGGGATTGGTAGGATGACAGGATACGCAGGAGACTTTTCGTTTGGCCATGTGCTCGTGCCGCTGCCGTTCCCGACACACAAAGGCGACGGCACGCCCACGACGCTAGCAGGAACGCCCACAGTCACCGTTTACAAGGATAATACTACTACAAAATCCACATCAGGAGTCACATTAACAGTTGATTTAGACGGAGTGGCTGGCTCTCATGTGGTGAAGATCGATACTTCCGCAGATGCCGCTTTTTACGCATCGGGGCACGATTTCGTGGCCAAGCTCTCAGCCGGAACGGTGGATAGCATTTCCGTGGTGGGCTACATAGTCGGATCTTTCTCTATTGAGAATAGGTCAGCTCTGAGGCCAACCGTCCAAGGCAGAACGCTTGATGTGGCCAGCTCAGGCGAGGCGGGTCTTGATTTCACCAACCGCCTAGATACTACGGGCATCCTGCCAGCGGCCCAGGCGGGCGGATCTGGAGGCTTGGCGGTCGTTGGCTCTGCGATGGAGGTAGCCACCAAGACGGGCTTCTCGTTATCAGTGACGCCACCAACCGCTCAAAATATTTGGGAGTATGGCACAAGGGCCTTGACCGACAAGTCAAACTTCGCGTTGGCTCAGGCATTCCCAGCCAATTTTGCCAGCCTCATCATATCTGCATTGGGTAAGATCACGGTTGGTCAGAATGATGACAAATCCGGTTATGCTCTGACATCGGCCCTATCCGCTCAGAATGTTTGGGAATATGCGACAAGATCCCTCAGCACTTCGCCACCAACCGCGTTACAAATCGACACTCAATTATCAAGTACTCATGGATCAGGAACCTGGGGAACTGGAGTCGGATCTTCCTCTCTTGACATTACGGTTACTTCTTCGGGAGAACCAATCGAGGGAATAATGGTTGAAGTTTACACATCTTCTGCAAAAACGGGATTTGTAAGAAAAACTACGACAGACGGAGCGGGTCTAGCGCATTTTGATGTAAACGCGGGAACTTATTATATATGGGTCCTTCATAGTGATTATACTGGGACCAACCCAACTACGGTGACAGTAACATGACTTCAATAACTATTCCAGTAACTCCAGTTGTTGTATCTTCAATCGATAGCTATATTTCGGCGTATTGGACAGGATTGAGGACTTCGCTGGATGCAATAAATCCTTCTCTATATACCGATCTAGTCGCCAATGCCGCAGTTGTACTTGAAACGTTCGACCACGATTTCTTAACGCTAAGTCAAATAAACCAAGCTCAAGCCTTATTAGTGTGTATAAACGCCTCAGAATTTTTATCTATAGGCGGAAATAGTAATGATAAATACTATAGTTCGTGGAAAGTATACGATCGTTCGCTTAAGAAAGACATTGGTATGGACCCTTTTACTGGAGCCTTTTGTCGTCTTTTAAAAATAACTTTCAAGGAATATACCAGTAAAACCTCCGCCGCAAGAAGCGCAATATATATCAAAACAAAGTCTAATTCGGTATATCTCGCCCCGAGCATGGACCAGCGAGCTCAGGTGTTTAAGGATTATACGCTTGAGGACGTAGCGACTGAACGCAAATCTTATCCTTTAGACAACCGTTTTCTCTAGACTTTCTCTTTTTTTTATTTAGTTTTCTAACCGACAACTTTATATACTTTTGAAGTATTACATTGAGAATATATTATGAGGACTACTCTATGAATACTAAATTACAGGAAGAATCTTTTACGTTTAGATTGACGGGAATTATCAGAAACAAACTCGAAATTCTTGCGGGAAAAGAGGGAATGAGTACTGCGGCATATCTGAGACATTTCATAACTTCCGAGTATGACAAGAAAATAAATATTTAATTTTTTTGAGATGATTTAGTTGACGAAATTAAAAGGAATTTATATCAAATGTTTACAGTGCCAAAAAGAATTTTATGTTATGTCATCCAAGAAAGATAGTAAAAAATTTTGCAGTTCAGGGTGTAGGTCGCGATATGAGGAAGAAAACCGAGAATTAATATATCTTGGGTGTTTACGGTGCGGGAAAGAATTTCGAATTAAGCCGTCCCAAAAGGGTGTTAGAAAATTTTGCAGCTTAGAGTGTCGAGGGAAATACACGCGAGAAACCCACGAACCGATACAACATACCAATAATTGTTCGTGTTTATTTTGTGGAAAAGAATTTTATAGAACTCCGGCGGCCATTAAAGACAGTAAAGAACATTTCTGTTCTAAAAAGTGTCTCGAAGACGCTCACAAAAAGGTTGAAGTAATTTGTAAAATGTGCGGGAAAGAGTTCTATGTAAGTCCATCACAATTGAAAAATGGGAAAAAATTTTGTTCTAATAATTGCGCGCACGGGTTCCGCCGAGGGAAGAAGATTCCGCACATCAAGAATAATTGTAAGTGTTTGGTTTGTGAAAAAGAATTCTTTATGATTCCTTCCTTAAAACCTAAAAGAATCGAGTGCTGTTCGAAAGATTGTATAATATTATATAAAAAATCTAAAAAGATAGAAAAAATCTGTGAGCATTGTGGGGTAACGTTTTATATAGTGCCAGCGCGAGAAAAAGAAGTAAAAGTTAAATTTTGTTCTAAACAATGCTATAAGGATGCTCACAAGAAAATAGAATTGATTTGTAAAACATGCGGAAAAACTTTTTATTTAAATCCCCACAAAGTAAACAAGGGCTTCGGTATTTATTGTTCAAAACCATGCCGAGCGAAAGATCTTTTAGGCGAAGGCAACCCAAATTGGTGTGAAGGAAATTCGTTCG